GTTCTAATCAGCCAAGTCAAGCTAGACTAGCTGGGGGACGAGAGGTGAACTTGTAGCATAGAGTCCACCACAACACTATTCCAAGTGTCGAACTCCTCACTACCGGGAGCCGGTAGGAGTCCAGAGGTATGCCAACCCCATCGGATGGAGCGAGCAACCTCACTGCGATACCGCTTGTCATCGACACGGGGTGTGTCGCGCAAGCGTCTTAGACTACCTGCTAGAAGCACCTTCCAAGCCGCGAACTCGTTGAGTACGAGCCCCCGCGACCCAGTCAATGCTAGCAGCCACTTCTTCGACCCAACGATCGACCCGTCGACAACATCAGACGGGTTGAACTTGAGCACGAAGGGTTTTAACACGCGACGAGAGTACACGAAGCTTCCATGGCTATCGTGTTCTGGTAGCGGTTTAGGCACGATTATACCTCGAGAGATACCTTCATCCGGAGGGATTAGATCCTTACCAGAAGAGGCCTCATACAGGAAGCACAACGTGCTAGGCAGCGGGATTTTATGCCGCGCCGACCAGACTGCTAACCGATTAAAAGCAGAGTAGATATCATGCAAACCGTCAAGGGAGGAGATGTATACCCCCCTGACGTTGGATCCGCGAAACCAATCGGACCCGCATGACTCTCGAAATGCGCCAGAACTGAAGCTCTTGTCCTCATTAACCTTCAATCCAAGGAACTCAACGACCTCAGTAAAGAGATTGTAGGCCCTCGTTAGCAGGACGACATCATCCCCAAAGACCCCGAAATTACCAAGATTCTTGGTAACCCAGGATGGTTCAAAAGATGTGCCGTTCCACTGATCCACGCTCTCGCGAGAGGGCCTGGATATTGAAATATCTAGCACCTTGTAAACTGCTAGACAAATAGCTGTGAGGATAGAGGTCATTAATGGGAAAGTAAATCCATTTCCCATAGTACCGATCATCCCTAGCGGAAAGACCTGATCACGGTACTCAGCCGTGCCAGTACGGAGGATCATTAGCCACCTGAAAAGACTAGGCGGCAAAAGATATCTACATAGCCCAACGCTAATGTAATCGCTGCATTGGCTGAGGTCGATGGTGGCATAAGAGCCATCAGTAGAACCCAACTTAGCAAGCTCAGCATTGCGCTGGTCCTGCAGACTTAGATCCACTCCGGAATTCTTC